ACACTGCTGTATCTTATTCTTGCGTTGTTTAGCTCTATAACTTCATTTTCTTGAATTACAGTTGTAGGATCGTTGTCTGTAGTTTTGCCATTACCTATATACGCAAAGTTTTGGCTTATTAGGTACACTAGTACTCCGGGGCCGTCGCCATATGCTCCTATATTACCATAAACACACGCACTTGCAATACTTCTAATCTCTCCACCGAAATCTGTAAAGTCAACTAAAGTTATTGCTGTTGCAACTGCACCTCCACTAAATCTGATATCTTGTGCTTGTTGTGCATCATCATCAATAGAAACAGAACTATCACTTCCGTTAAAATGTAAAAGCAATACAGTTGTTGGATCACTTAAAAATTCACTAGCTTGTACTGCAAATGTAGTTGTATATCTTGCCGACCCTTTAGATATTCTAATTTCGTCTATCCAACCGTTGTATTCATTACTGCCTGTATAATCTGCTCCTATATAAAGAGGTGCAGTAGAGACATAATTTGTAGAATCACTGTAGGTTGAGCCTGCTTGCAAGCCATTAACAAACAATCTTGTACTTGTTCCTGATCTAGATAGAGCAATATGATTCCATGTTCCTGTAGTAACTGCTGCTGCTTGTGTAATTCTTGCAGATCCGCCTACAAAATAAGTTAAAGTGAGATTATTAAAGTAAAGAGCAGGGGCGTCTTGTGTTCCTGTAGTTCTAAAATCGAATAGATATTCTGTTCCAGTGTTGTCTGTTTTATAAAACCATCCTTCGACAGTAAAATTACCAGTACCAAACCCAAAATCACTAAAAGATGGATAAGAAATGTAATCTCCTACTCCGTCTAATTCTAGACTAGCAGTGCCAAATCTTTTAATTGCAGTGTCTAGTCTTGCTTCATTATATATTGTTGCAATTTTTCCTTGACGCTGTGTAAATGTTTCAAACCCGATTTGTTTGCCGCTTACATAAAATTTTCCATCTGCATCTACAGAACTAATTGTTCCTGTTGCTAAAACAGTTATGCCATCAGTATCATAATATGTAACAGTTTCACCTGCGATATATGATCCAGTAACATTGCTGACTCTAATTGCAGTTTTACCTGTACCGTACAATCCGCTTGCTCCGTCTAGAGCTGTAAGTCCTCTGTTTGCAAAATAGGTAAAACAATTTAACCATTCTACTCTTACCCCATTAGTAATAACAAGAGCGTCGACTCCCGGAGTAATAAAAGTTACACTGTGAAATAAACAACCTGCTTCTCTAGAGCTAGGATCAGCAACTGCGCCATCAAGATACGCACCTTTTCCTGCATCACCTGCATTAAATCCTCTAGGGTCAGAACCACTAGTAACGCTGCCTGATGTAATTACTGAAATATTTCTAATATAAGGAGAACGAGATGTAACAGTAAATCCTGGTGCAAACCTAAACCCGTATCCAGAATAAAAGTTTCTTATAGTAAGATCTTCAATAGTAACTTCGCCGTTAAGTAAAATGGCATCATTATTTTGAGTACCAACTGTGGGTTGTATATTAACACTGCGCAAACTTTGTCCTCTTACTGTTACACCTACAGGTATAGTTAAAGGAAAAGTTTCTGTGTATGTTCCAGGATAGATATGTATTGTGTCTCCTGCTGTTGCTTGAGACAACGCATAACCTAAACTTCCAAATGGGTCGTTAGGATGGTCTCCAGAATAAGTATCGTCGCCATTTTCAGCAACATAGTAAATGTTACCTTGGCGCAATGCTAAATCAACACCAGCTACTTCTAATGATGTTGTACTAACAGTTCCTGCAAAAAAATTGTCTACCCAAACATTGGACCATTGTTTTCCGCCCGTACTAGGATTGCTTCCTAAACTATAAGTACTGTTTAAATCTGGTATAATGTCTGATGCAATTTCTGCATTAAAGGTAACATTATCAGTATCAGCGTCACCTATAGTAATGCTACCATCAGCAGTAATACTTCCTGATGCTACAATGTTGCCATACACGTTTGTGTCTGCAAATATTTCTACAGTGCCTGATCCATTTGGTCTAAATTCTAAATTAGCATTTGAAGTATTTGTACTGATAACATTGTTGACAATATCAATTTCGTCAACTGTGAGTTCTGTTTGATAGACTACTGTATCTGCTGTACCTAAAATTAATGTAGGTTCTGTAGTGCTAATAGTATTACCGTTAACTGAGATGTTTGCTATATTTGCAGAAGTTGTTGCAGTTAATCCTGAAGTTCTTACAGTTCCGTTGACGTCTAAGTCGTACTGAGGACTTGATGTTCTAATACCGATACGAGCATTGTTAACATCTAGATATAACAAGTCGTTCTCAAAGGCTAAATTCACTCCTTCACGAAGTAAATTCTCCTTTAAGAGCGGCCCACTTATACGACCAAGTGCCATCTCTCATCCTCACTACGGGGATCCTGTCCCTCCAACCACCTTGCATTGCGGGTTGACCACAGTTTGTCCTGGAAATAGTGGTCTCTATTTCCCATTAATAATATTTATCGATTTATATTATTAACCAAATATTAGAGTATAGATTTCTAATAGTTCTTCCATAACTTCTGTAGTTACAGTAGCACCCTCACCTGCAGATCGTTGCCATGCAGTACCATTCCATGTTTCTAAATAATCTTCTTCATAGTTATATCTAGTAGTACCGATATCTGGTGATACAGGTCTTTCACTAGTATTGCCTGAAGGCACTACAAATCCTAATGTGCTGTTTATTTTTAAATAACCGTTTCCTGTATGAAAAATTGATAGATTTGTATTTTCTAAATTTGTAATAGAGTTGTCTACCAATGATAGGTCGTTAAACAACACTGTTCCGCTGCGTGTTGTAAGTTCTAAATCGCTATTGGATTCAGTTGTTCTAATAATGTTGTTATTGATTAAAATATTACCGTTAGTTAATCCTGTCAGTTGTATAGCACCGTTGGCAACTCTACCTCTCTCAACATTGTTAACTGTGAAAATAATATCGCCTTGAAGGTTTCTTGCATTTACGTTCGTTAATCTGTTTTCTGAATACACTCCTCCGAAGTGTATGTTAGTCGACGAGTATCCTTCAAACAGGTTAGTAGATGTGTTGTATCTAAAATCACTTTCTTCTAAAGTTCTTTGAACTATTGTACCTCTTGGTATAATAAATCCAACATTGGATGATACATCTACAAATCCAGTCGCAGGTGTCCAAATCAAATCACCTGTAAGTGTTTGAATTGTATTTCCACTAATTCTTATATTTCCTGTATCAATTCTATTACCGTCTATGTAAGTTAAATTACTACCTGAATATATAAAAATACTGCTAACTCCAGAAAAATCTATAGCACTTGCATCAAAACTTGTTGTTCCTGTTTCAAAATTTACATAAAATGCATTTCCTATTCTAAATGTACCTTCTGCGTCAGTAGATGTATAATAGATTCTACCGCCGTTTATCTGAACTGCTTCTTGATCTTGCAAGGTGTAAAGATTGTCATTGTCTGATCGTTTTCCTGTTCCTATATATGCAAAGTTTTGACTTATTAGGTACATCAGTGTTTCATTACCATCTGCAACTGCACCGTAATTTCCGTATACATTTGCAGAACCTATACTACGTATTTCAGCACCTTTTAACACAGTACTTCCGTCGGCTGACGTTCTTCCTGTTCCATTAATTGCATATAATCCTCTATCTGCAAAATAGGTAAAACTGTTTAACCATTCAACTCTTACGCCGTTGGTCATTGTGATGCAGTCTACTCCAGGCGTAATAAATGTTGCACTATGAAATAACATACTTGCTTCATTAGAATTAGGTGTAAGTTCTAATCCGTCTATCCAGGCACCCTTTCCTGCATCTCCAGAATCAAACCCCCTAGGATCGGTTCCACTAGTTGAAGTACCTTGTGTAATAACTGTGACATTTCTTATATATGGTGATCTTTGATTTATTACTGTGTTTGATGCAAATCTAAATGCATATCCTGTGTTGTTAATACTATCGTAATAAAAGTCTTTTACAGTAATATTTTCTATCAATGTATTTTGAGACACGTGAAACACATCTTCTGATTGTGTGCTAGTAGTAGGTCTAATTATTACATTTCTAATATCTTCACCGGTAATCGTAACAAACTCAGGAACCAACAACGGACAATCTTCATCGTATTCGCCAGGAAATACAAATATTGTTACTGGTCCAACGCTGCTAGAATCTACTACAGTTAATGCATGTTTAATAGTTCTAAAAGGTCCATGTTGGTGATCTCCTACATTTGAGTCACTTCCGTTTGTAGAAACATAGAATATATTTCCTTGTCTTAATGCTAAACTTGCATCGCCTACTGTTAAGCCTGTAACTTCTATTCTTTGTCCGTTTAATAAGTTACTATAGAGATTTTGCCATTTTTTTGTAGAAGACCCTAAGTTATAAGTATTGTTAAGGTCAGGTACAAAATTACTGTTAACATCTGCATCAAAAAAAACATTGTCAGTATCATTGTCGCCTAGAGTTAAATTGCCACCGAACGTTATATCTCCAGTAGCGTGTAAATTACCGCTGATGTTTAGATTAGAATGTATATCTAAGTTACCTGTACCGTCAGGTCTTACTTCTATATTTGTATTAGGCGTAATAGATCTAACAGTATTAAAATCAATTTTTAAATCGTTTGTAACAATAGAAGAAACTTGTACATTTGTTGCTGCATTAAAAAAAATAGATCCAACGTTTGCGGTTATTTCATTATTTTGAAAAGTAAAGTTAGCCACATCAAGATATGGTAAAAATATTTCCGAACTAGAAAATTCGTTATTAACATCTAACACTACCGATGATGATTCATTATTAACACCTATCCTATTATTATTAACATCTAAATGTAATAATGCAGTATCACTAGTTGTATTTTTAAAATTTAAATTAATACTTTGACGGAGCAGGTTGTCGGCTAAGACGCCTCCGCCGATTCTACCATTTTGAGGTTCTGCCATTGTTTACTCCCTCTGACAATATTATTTATTTGTCAAAGTTATGTAAAACAGTTACAGGTTTTCCAAGTGGCACAGGTGTTCCGAATCGAACATACCAACCTGCAGGTTTTCCTATAGGATTTTGTACTAGAGTATAGTTAGTTGTCGAAATTTGAAAAACGTTTTCAACTATTACTAAAATGTTTTGAGCTGCTAGTGGTACGGGATAATCTCCGTCGCCACTGTTTAATGGTCCAAAATCTGTTTCGACTGCGTCGCCGTTACCTAGATTTTGTTGAACAATTCCTACGCTGTTAGGTTCTTTATATCTTACTTTTCGCCAACTACTGTTTTGATAAACTTCTAATTCATTGGTTGTTGTGTTGTATCTTATTTGGCCGTTTGTAAAAGTTACAGGTCGATTAGACGTAGTACCTTTTGGAACTAACATGCTTTTTTTTGAATCTACAATTATTTCATCATTGATTGTATACTGAACACCTTTGCCAGTAATACTTCTTAAATTTGTAGTTTGACGTTTAATAAGTCTCATTATACTTCCAAATAACTAACTGTCGCACTTAAATTTGTAGGCGATTCACCTAATAATATAATTCTATCACCTTCTTCTAATATAACTTTTTCGCTGTCAAATGTAAATGTTTCAGCTGCTGGTAATTGTAAATTTCTAATGACCATATTTAAATTGCTTCTAGGTTGACCGTTTTTTACAAAGTGCATATCAAAGTTTGTTAACCCGTCATTTTCGTCGATTGGATTAGGTGTCCATGTATTACAAACCATAATAGTTGTAATAGCATATCGTTTGCCCACTGGCACAGTTAACAAAATTGTATCTATGTTTGCAATTGCAGCATTTTCAATGGCCATCTTTATTCCTTAAAATATCATACTATATATTAATGATCTGTTATTACTTATTAATTCGTCTCTTACACTTTGCTCGTTAGCAAAATACAAACCCGTGCCACCTGTGCTAGGTGTTTTAACATACAATTTCACTCCGTCTATAGGAAAATTTGGTTCTAAACTGTTGTCATTTGGAGTTGGTAAACTGGTAATAATTACGTTATCTTCTATAACTACACTACCAGTTCCCGGTGCAGAAAGTGTTAAATCACTATTGCTAGATATAGTTTCAATTGTAGTATTTTCTATTCTTATGTTACCTAATTCAAATTTACTAGAATAAAAATTTGCTATATTAACATTGTCTATGTTGAATTCTATAAAACTAGGATTTCCTGTAGTCTCGTTATCTCTAACTATAACGGTAGTAGGATCTATTGTACCGTCACCTATTTGAGTTAATAATACTGTAGAAAATGCAGTAATAATTGCATCGTCTACATATTTTTTATTTGTTATATCATCATCATCTGTAACATTTAATTCATAGTTTGTAGTACCGGTAACACTGATTACACCTGTTCCGTTGTTGATTAGATATAAGTCACCACCGCCTGTGCTTATGCTATTAGTTTGTATACCTACAAGAGATCCTACTTCGTTTTTAAAGACAAATCCACCGTTAATTGTAGTAGCAGAGACAGGATCTCGCCAAGTTACATTTTCATCAAACAGTATAAAAGCATCTGATATTGATCCTCTATCTATTCTAATACCTGATTGATCTAATGTAATGCCAGATCCTGTTTCTCCGTCGTTTAAAATTATAATATTGTCTCTTACAGACATGTTTTCAGATTGAACTGTAGTTGTATTTCCTTCTACAATTAAGTCTCCAGTAATTCTAACTTCGCCAGATTCAAATCCAGTGTCTAGCGTTATAGAACCGCCAGATTGAACTTTTACTTTATAATTACCATTAGAAATCTGTAAAACTTTAAGCATGTACTTGTCCTAAGATAGAAAGGGGGGACCCCCCTTTCTTAGATTGCAGTTAGCGCAATAATTGTTTGAGTTGAATCTTCCTGTACTCCCCATGTATAACGATTGTTTGCAAAATCTCTGCAAGTTCTATTATACAATTTTTTAATTCTTACCGGATTACCTGTGCCGCTAACATATCCGTAAATGCTCATTTCGTTTGCTGCAAGTGAACCTGCTGCCTTGTCAACTAGTTTGCAAATACCTACATTTCCAGTTCCTGCTCCAGCTGCCGTTTTTTTAGTACCAGCTTTTGTATCGTTTACAAGAAATCTATTTACTGTACGCTGTCTTAGAATTAGACCGCTTTCGGTCTCTGGATTAATACCTACTTGAACATTAATAGTAATGTTATAGAAGGTATCGTTTAATGGTTTTAGGGTTGAGTCGTCAGCATCGTCAAGCCAACCAAACCATTTCTTATTAAGTGGACGTCCCATTTTTTTCTCCTTTTGACGTTCTAGGTCATACGCGGTGGGCCCGCATAAGTCTGCTTTCACAGCACTATCTAGACAAAGTATTTATCTTAATTTATAACAGTTAGTCAAAATAATAGGCCCCGTAGGGCCTATTAATTAATTTATTTTTGGTTATATTAGCTGAAGCTTACATTACCGTTGGTGATACCAACTAGTGCAAGGTAATCAGCAGCATTACCAAGTGACGAAGCAGTGTTAGATAGTTCTACATAACCATAACGAGTCATGAAGCTAACTACTGGTTCGAAGGTTGACGGATCAAGTACAACACCTGAACTCATCAATGGAATGTATGGGCAATAGAATGCAGGAGCATCTGATTCTGAAGTACCTTTGTAACCAACAAGAACACCAGTTGCATCGCTTGCATATGTGTCAACATATACACGCATTGCGTTGTTTAGAGTACCAACTAGTTTAGTGTTAGTTGGTGCTTCGAAAGTGCCTTCAGTTGTACGAGCAAATGCCGAAGTAGTTGCTGACTGAAGAATTGTTAGTGTGAATGGCGACACAACAGCGTAGTTACCAGCACCACGACGTGTACGCTGTGCAATTAGGTTTGCAGCACGGTTGATTTGAACTGCTAGTGCAGCATGTTCGTCACCAACGAATGTTGCAGTACCACTTACTGCGGCTTGGTCGTATGTTTCAACAGCTGAACCTGCAAGAGTACGTAGCGATGCTAGAACTTCTTGGTCAATTTCAGCAGTGATTTCTTGTGCAAGAGCAGCCATAATTTCTGCTTCGATGTCAATACCATGTTGTGATTGTGCATCTTGTGCAGCTTCAAAAGTCCAACGTGCTGATAGCTTACGAGTTTTAGCTTCAACAGTTTGTCTTAGGATTTGGATGCTTAGTCTGTTACCAATAGCACCTTCAAGTGCAGCAGTAGCAGCAGCTTTACCAGTATTTGCACCTGAATACTGCTCAGCAATCTTGAATGGGCTTAGTGCTTCTTCACCTGCTGTAGTACCGACAATACCGCCGTTTGCAGCGACAGTATCTGAGTAACGTACTCTTAGTGTATGGATTTGACCAACTGGTCCAGTCATCGGTTGTACACCAACTAGCTCGTTTGCAATAACAGTTGGCATAACACGACGAATGACGGGTAGAATAACTCTGTTTAGAGTTGCGATATTACCGGCGGATGTAGCACCAGCAGTAGCACTTTCTGAGAGATACTTGCGAGTATTCTCGAGTGTAGTTGCCATTACTGATCTTTTGTTGCCTTGTAGGCCTTCAAGAAGTGCTGTTTTTGTATCCTGCCAGCGACTTTCTAGTAGTTCTGACATTTTTATCTCCTTAGTTTAATCCAGCTAGACGTTTGATTTCAATCACGTTATCAAAGTCTGCTTTACTACTATTTGTTTTAATTTCTCTATTGCCTGTAATTTCTTTGCCTTCTGTAATGATTGCCTTTTGCTTCGCTGGACCTTTTCCGTCGATAACTGCCGGCAGGTATTTTTCAAACGCTGATTGTAATCTTGGTGTTTGAACGCTTTCCAGTAAGTCTAACATTATTTCGCGTTGATCTTTGCTTAGTGGAGAGATTAATTCGCTTATAACGTCTTTACGCTTTACAGATTCTACAAGAGTTTTCTTTTCCATCTCTTTTGATTCTGCGATTTTAATTGCTTTTGCAGCAGTTGCTTTTGCTTCTGTTAGTTGCTTGTCTTTTAGTTCAAGAACTTTCAAAAGTTTTGCTGTTTCTGATTTTTCATTTAGGTATGAAGTACCATATTCTGCTGAAAAAGCTTCGAATATTTTACGTCCGAAATCATTCTTACGAGCAGTATTGATGTCTTCTTTAAGTGCAGAAAGCTCTTTATGTAGAGTTTTTCTAACTGTTTCCGATACCAATGCTGCACTTCTTTCGATAAAGTTATTTTTAACTTTAACAAAGTGTGATTTTGCTTCACGGATTAATCTAACTTTAGTTTCAGCTAAATCTTTTTTGTCTTCATAGAATTCTGCGATTTCAGATGATAGAGCTTCAACTACAAACTCTTCAAGGCGTGCAAGTTTTTGTTCTTGCATTTTCTTGTCATGATGTAGTTCTTTGATTTCTTTTTGAAGTTGCTCAATTACAAAGCCTTTTAGCAAGTTTGCATTTTCACGCATTTTTACTGCGTATTTTGCTTTTGCTTCTGCAAGCGATCTACGATCTTCTGCAAACTCTGCAATTTCAGCGTCTAAACGCTCCGATAGCATAACATCAATGGCGTCAACCATTAACTGCTTGTCGTGTTCGTACTTTTGTGCAAATTCTTCGCGTAATTCAGCAGTTGCCTGTATTTTGTTTTCGCGAACTTTTACATTCCAAGCTTCTTCAATCTCTGCTCTGATCTCTTCTGATACAACATTATTCTCAAAGAGTGTTTTCAGTGCATCCAACATTTATTTCTCCTCTTATTGGAGTTTGCTGATTATGTTAATCAGCGATTCCTTTAAAAACTTTTGTGCCTTAGGGTCTTCTTTTGTTGCCTGTGCTAGACTGTATGCCTTATAACCACCCTTTGTATTCATAAGGTGTTCATATATTGCTGTAGGATAAGCACCCGGAGCACTGGGTTGTGCTACAACATCAACGGTGATTATCTCAAAATCTGAAACTTGTCCACTACCATCTTCTTTAACGTTGCCGCTACCGCGCGATGAGACACCTAGTTTAACTCCGCTTTCCAGCATTGTTTTAACTAGTTGTCCCATCGGAGTTGGTAGTATCTTCAACTTTCCATAACCGTTTGGGCCATCCATCCACATTTCTGTAATCATATGGCTTACACGATCTAGGTTTATATTAAGGCCTTCTGGATGATCTACTTCACCGAGAACTGAATATCCTCCGCTTATTTGATCATTGAGAGTCTTGACAGCCCTGCCTATTTCATTTACAGGATACACTCGCTGATTGGCGTTGCGAACACCGCCTTGAATACAAATGCCTTTCATAAAAAGATCTTTGCCTTCATTAACGTTTTCCACAACCATCCTTGCTTGGTCGAATGTCAAATGCTCTCGTAAGTTTTTCATCAATATGCCTTACTTTGCTCTGGTTGAAACTTTATTAAGTGTGCTTTGAGCACTTTTGTCTGAATGGTCTGTTTTTAAGATACTGTTATTATCTAGACCACCGCCGCTCTTTTTACTTAGATGTTTCACACCAGCTTTTCCTCCAGGAACGTTTACGTTTTTAGTGCTCATGTCCTTTGGAGAACCTTTTAGCAAACCTGAACCTTTCAATTGTCCTTTGTTTGCTTCTACTGGACTTTTTTCTGTGCCTGCACTGGTAATGTTTGAGCTAGTACCACCCATGTCATTTTTACCTGCAACTATTGATTTAGTATTTGCACCGTTGTCGCCCATTTTTCCGTAGGTGTTATAAGTCTGACCGCCAATTTTTTCTACGTATTCACGCATTTCTTCAGTTGCTGACTTTTTAACTTTCTTTTCGTCTTTCTTTTCAGACTTCTTGGCTTCAAATGCAGGCATAAAAGATTCTTTTTCTTCTTCGTCTTCTTCCTCTTCGTCGCCTTCGCCTTCTTCTTCCTCTTCGCCTTCTTCGTCACCTTCGCCGCCCATCATAGCTTCGAATTCTGCTTTAAGTGCTTCGAGTGCATCTTCTAGATCATCCATGCGGTCATTAACATCACCTTCGTCGCCCATGTCCATATCCATGTCGCCGCCTTCGTCGTCCATGCCAACATCACCTATCATGTCATCAGTAGCGTCTCCGCCCATCATTGACATCGGATCTGCTTCTACTTCAAATTCGTCTAAGTTAAAACCTTCGTCGACGTCGTCGTCATCTGATTCGTCTACTTCTTCATCTTCCGATTCGTCTAGTTCATCATCTGACTCATCTACTTCTTCATCATCGGATTCATCTACTTCTTCGTCCGATTCTTCTTCAATCTCTGCATCATCTTCTAGTAGTGATTCATAAATGTCACGTGACTTTTCAACAACGATTTCGTGGAAAAGTGCTTCTGCTGCTTCTCTATCTTCATTGATGAGAAGTTCTAGCATTTTTTCAAATTTTGTACGATCTGCCATTACAATCTCCTATAAATGTTTGTTTACACCTTGCGGTGCGGGCTGTCATACTATATTTACACCTTTTGGGGAAATATACGCAGAAATGGGTTCAAAACGATAGATTTTGACTATATCTTGTCAAACTGCAAATCGTTTTTTAAATTCATCTAATGAAATGTGGGTCAAATTAGATAAATTTGTAAGTTCTTTGGGCACAAATGGTCTTTCTGCTAACACTCTTATATATCTAATTTTAGAATTTTTTTGTATAGTTGTTGTAGTTTGTTTTAGCCAGTTTCCAAAATAAGTTGCACGTTCATGATTCTTTTTGTAATTATTAGTACTAGCATAAACGTTATTAACCAACTCAAAGTTTTCGCCTAGACCTTGATAGTCAAACCCTAATATATAAATTTCATCATAATCGTGTTCAGAAGCCATCCAAAGTGCAGTAGGCCCGCTACTCCAACCTTTAGAAGGATTAAAAAAATTAAAACCTGTCATATGAAAATAGGCTTTGTTTTGATTTGTCCAAACCGAAACTTTATGTTGAATTCCGTTGCTGTTAAGTTCTAAAACCATCTTTGTATCTACAGCAACAATATAATCTGGTAGAAAATCTCTATAGATAGCATTACAACCATAAACAGTTCCTATCTGTTTAAGACTAATTAAATTTATGTTTTCTCTACTTTTTCCGTTTCCTAATACAAATCCAATTTTGCTATTGTTTAATCTAGGTACAGCAACTGGAATGTCTGTAGAAACTAGTGCAGACTGAACAGCCTTCTTTTGCTTTTCTAATCTTCTTGCTGCTTTTAGTTTTCGAAATTCTTCTTTAGTATAAAGAGATTTATCTATCTTTGGCATTAAACCCCGCCGGCTTCAGTATTCGCTGATATTCCATACATTTGTTTAATAAAGTTTAATTCTTCTTTCTTTTCTTTATTATGCAACTCTGAAGATTTTCGTATTCTGTTAATTTGTTGTAAAGTTAATCTAGTCTTACGTGTATCGTCATAGTCAACAGGAGATTGATCGTACTCTGGTTCGTAACGATCATCTTCAACTGTATCCACAGTTTCTTTATCAAAATAAAAAAGTTCACGCAATAACATAATATTATTTATACCGTTTGTGCTGTAGTAGCATTAGCCCCTACGTTTTGTCCTGTTGCAGTAGCAGGTGCAGTTCCTTCGCCACCTTGTATAGGAGGTGATTCTGTATCAGATTCGTCTTCAATATTACCTAAATCTGCATCAATGCCTGCCGAACTAATGCCTGCTCCTCTCATTTCTCCAGTGCTGTCTGTAGTTTCAGGTTGTAGATTTTCGTCGTTCTCTTCTTTCCATAGACGTTCGTTTTCTGCAAGTTCTTCGTCAGACAATCCTAAGAATCTTTTTAGAGCAAATCTATTTGAAATATAAGGAATTGCACTCATTTGAGTATATGTAGGTACTCTAGCATTGTCGATTTCACTTTGACGATATGCAGCAAAGTTTTGAGGAGGTTGAAATCTTAAATCAAACATTGCTGTATCAATGTTAATGCCTTTTTCTAATAGATATCTTTTAAATTCGGTATCAAATGCGTCTGCTAATAGGCCTTGCAAACGTTCGCAATAAGTGTTGAAGCGTAGTTCTTGAATGTATGCTGTTCCCACCCGTCCATCATTATATTGAGCAGCACTGTCATCTGCTCCAGTTGGTAAGTATGAACTTGGGATACGTAATCCGCGTACCAACTTATTAGTAAAGTATCGTAGGTCGTCAATTTCTCCAAGGTTAGTTCCTCCCGGCAATGTTTCAACCTTTGAACCGCGTCCTTCAGCAGTCTGAGGGAAGAAATAGTCTTCATTTATACTCAATGGGTTGTAAGCACTATCAATTACATTAGCACCTCCGCCTGTTGCACTAGGTATACGACGTTGGTGTATTTCGGTTTTTACACGCTCGACAAATTGCATAGCAAGGTGGCTCGGCATGTTACCTACGTCGACATAAAATACTCTACGTTCCGGTGCTCGTTGCACACGATAAATTATAATTGCATCTTCTAGCAATTCTTTTTGTTTATACACTTTGAATATAGTTTCCAATAAACTATTACCAAAAGGATAGTTGTTATCTAGTCCTTCACTTAAACTTAGATGCACAACATGCTTTGCATCTACTGTAACTTCGTTTTGTTCATTAAAGAATCTTGTTCCAGATTGTTGTTGATTAGGTTGTCCAACCATTCCTCTTACACCACCTGTAAGATATCCTTGTCCACCAGCAGTGACGTTTCCGTTTGTAACATAAGGAGTTGTAGCTACTCCGTCTCTAAAATTGACATTAAAGTTTTTTACAACATATTGTTCTGGTAATTTACCTTCACTTTCATTTACAATAATTTTTGTTACGTTTGCAGGATCTACATGAAACCAACGTTTAGTTTCTGGATCTCTAATAAAAAATTGGTCGCCATATTTGAATACGTTTCTAAGTATTCTAAACATCCTTGTTTCAAACTCTTGCAATTTGCACCATTGTTGCAAATACTGTTGAATTATTGTAACTTCTGAATTAGTTGCTTTTGTTTTAAAATTAACAATAAAACTCGTGTTATTTTGTTTATTTTTTTGAGTACAAAATTCTGCAAGTATATCTAGAGCAGCATTTACTTCTGAATCCAAATCCATTGTATTGTATTGTCCGTAACGTTCTACTCTGTTTGGAGAGCCTACATAAACATCAGGCAAAAATGAACTGTAGTTAGTTCTAGCAGGTCCAGGTTGTCCGGTACCTCTGCCGCTTAGTGGAGAATAACTACCTGAAAGATTAACTTCAGTTGTTACGGGAGAAAAATACTTTTTCCAACTCATTGTTTTTCCTATTACCTAATGTGAGAAACTCTTCCAGATGCTACGTTGTTACCTAAACTACTTGTGTTTCTTTCAATTCTTGTTTCAATTTCTTTTGTCTGTGTTAATATTGTTAAGATTTGTTGCATTGTAGTATTTAAGCCTTGTATGCTAGAAGCAGTAGTTTGACTGGCTGTGTCTATATTTCCTAACACATCCGCAGTTGTAAGAGTTTGTCTACCGCGACCTCTGTTAACAACCGTTTCTTCTAGAACGTCATTCAAATCTTCTAATTGGTCTACTAAATCATCTATAGCTTCTGTATAGGATCTAATTCCTTCTGTATCATAAGTAAATCCTGCCAGGAATTGTAAATTAGTATCTAACCCTGTTAAGCCTGCTATAGTTGTTAGACTTGTTGCAGTTTTTTCTAAAGTAAGACCCATATTAGATAAGGCTCTTAAATTTTCTAACACATTTCTGTCAAAGCTTAAATCTGAAATTCCCGCATTATTAAGTGCTGCTATAGAATTTGCTAACGAAGTCATTCCGTCAGCACCTTGTATTATGCCTGCGCTATTAAGTTGAGTAAAAGCATTGCCAAAATCTATTATTTTATCAACTATACTTTGTTCGTCTTCACCGAAACTAAACCATCCTGCTATGCTTTCAAGAATACCTGCAGCTGATTGAGCAGCTAAACCTTTAGCAAAATCAATCAACGCATTCCCCATTGCGCTGATACCTGCACTAGCTGAAGATAATTTTTCACCATCGAGTGGAGAAAGAGCAGTTGCTAGAGTAGTAATTTGATTTGTAATGTTGTTCATTAGGTTTGTATCAGCACCTTCGGTGGCAAAACTTAATAGAGTTGTGAATACTCCAGGTGTGGGATAGTTTTCTAAAGCAGTTTTTAAATTACTTACTGCCGTTGCTACTAGATCAATATTAGCAGCGTCTAGTGTTGACAGTTCACTTATTTGAGTTGTTTCAGCAGTTGTTGCTGCTGTTTTATAATTGGATAAAGCATTTATAACATCGGTTATTCCGTCAAAAATTCCATTAATGCTATTTGTAATTGTAGTTCCTATAGTTGTTACCGTGGTTTCAATAGCTTTAAAGGCGCTGTCAAATATAGGTTCTAGATTTTTAACTAAGGTTCCTAATTCTTTTACTAAATATCCTAAACCAGCGGCTCCTAAACCTATAGCTGCTGCTACTGCCGCAATAGGAAGGGCAACTGAACCTAATCCAATTCCTAAAAGAGCCAATGCTCCTATTAGACCAACACCTGCTGCGGTACCTATAGCTAATGTAGTGCCGTCTATATCGCCCAGTAAAGATCCGATAATACCTTCACTACCTTCCAATTGTTGTGTTAATTCTGCTATCATGGCAGGTAAAGCATCCATTCTCGCTGCTTCATCTTCAGTCAATCCGCTATATTGAGATTTTACAGTGAGTGCGTCTAGTTCTGCCATTAATGCCATCCGTTCTTGCGTTATATTTCTGACAACCTCGTCATCAAGTCCAAAGATATCTTCTCCTATACCTTCGAAAACCCCCTGTACTGTCTGTCCTTGATCGGACATCATTCTATCTCGTTCTCTTCTTAATCTATCAATTTGTGCTTCTAATGTAGCTAATTCTTCTGTTCTATATCCTTCAAGATTATTTTCACTATATACACCTCTAGTTACCATAGCATTTCTTTGAGCATTTAAGTTGTTCAATCTATTCTGCGTATTTTCTATTTCTTCAGTATAATCTCTCACTCCTCCGAATAAAAATAGTTTAGCTTCTTTCCATAATGAACTGAATCCATCCATAAAGGCATTTTTAATAGCATTCCATAAACCTTGATCCGCAACATCAGCTGCAAAATTATTAAAAAATGCTGTTACATCTTCTATAGCATTTTTTATAGCTGCCATACCTTCAGGACTATTAATTAAACTAGCTACGCTTGCTATTGATGCGCTTAAAGTATTAAAAATACCTGAATTGATCAATTGTACTTGTATATTTGTTCTTATGTTTCTAATACTTTCTTCAAATTGTGCTAGTTCTGATGTGATTCTATCTCTTTTTAACTGTTCTACTCTAGCGTTTTCAATATCGGCAGCAGTTAGCCTTCTTAAATCCGATAAGTCATTCTGAAGTCCGAACATGTCAGCAAAAACACCATCTCGTAACATGGCTTCTAAAACACCAGCTT